ATTGGGGTGTTGGCGACAAGTCAGGTCACAATCAGTCAACTATTGACATGAAGCCATCTGATGCAACTGCTAAGTCAGCTCCAAAGACACGTGACGCTATGCCAAAACTAAATGTCCGCGAAGACATTGAAGAAATGTTTAACGGTCAGGATCTATCAGAAGAATTTAAAGACAACGTTGCTACTCTATTCGAAGCTGCAGTTTCCGTAAGAGTTATTGCAGAGCAGACACGTCTTGAAGAAGAATTTGAAACAAAGCTACAGGAAGAAGTTTCTTCAATTGCTGAAGAGATGACATCAAAGCTCGACACATATCTCGATTATGTTGTTGAGAACTGGATGAAAGAAAACGAAGTAGCTATCGAATCAACCCTACGTAATGAACTTGCTGAAGAGTTCATGGAAGGATTGAAGAACCTATTCGCTGAACACTACATCAGTGTCCCAGAAGAAAAGGTTGATGTTCTAGAGGCTATGGCTGAGAAGGTTGAAGCTCTAGAAGCAAAACTTGACGAAACAATTACAGAAAACGTTGAGCTAAGAAACTTTGTTGTTGAGAACGAAAGACAGGATATCGTTGAGAGTCTTGCTTCCGATCTAGCATTGACACAACAAGAAAAGTTTGCTGCTCTAGTTGAAGGAATTGAGTTCGACGGCGATCTTGACGTTTATGCTAAGAAGCTAATGATTGTCAAGGAAAACTACTTTAAGAATGAAGCAACTTCAAGTTCTTCAATTGAAGAAGAAACATTTGAAGGAGAAGTAGCTGTAACTAAGAATATCGATCCAACAGTTGGTCGCTATCTAGACGCTATCTCCAGAACAGTTAAAAAGTAATATATTATAAATAAGATAAAGTGTATTTCTAAGAAAGGAAAACCTAAATGTATCTAGCTGAGGAAATTCAAAACAAGTGGGCTCCAGTCCTAGACCATGACGCTCTTGGCGCCATTAAGGACCAGCACCGCCGTTCAGTCACAGCAGTTATGCTTGAGAACACAGAGAAGGCTCTCCGTGAATCAGCAGCTCATGGTGACTATCAGACACTAACAGAAACAAGTTCACTTGTTCACACAAACCTAATGGGCGCTTCAAGCTCAACTCAGGGAACAGGCGGCATCGATACTTTCGATCCAGTTCTTATTTCTCTAGTTCGTCGTGCAATGCCAAATCTAATTGCTTACGACATCTGCGGCGTTCAGCCAATGACTGGCCCAACTGGCCTCATTTTCGCTATGCGTTCACGTTATGCTAATACAACTAGCTATAACAACGCTGGCGCAGAAACATTCTATAACGAAGTTAACACTCAGTTCTCTTCTGTTACATCTGGCGCTAACACCTTCGGTCAGAAGTTCGTTGGTACAATTCCAGGTGCTACTAACACTACACCACTAACAGCTGTTAATACATATAACACTGGTGCTGGTATGTCAACTTTCCAGGCTGAAGCTCTTGGAACTGATTCAAATACAGCTTTCCCACAGATGGCATTCTCAATTGAGAAGGTTACTGTAACTGCTAACACTCGTGCTCTAAAGGCAGAGTATACTATGGAACTTGCTCAGGATCTTAAGGCAATCCATGGTCTAGACGCTGAAACAGAACTAGCCAATATTCTATCAGCTGAAATCCTAGCCGAAATCAACCGTGAAGTTGTTCGTACTATTAACTTCACTGCTGAAGCTGGCGCTCAGGATAACGTTACTACAGCTGGTGTCTTCGATCTTGATACTGACTCAAACGGTCGTTGGTCAGTTGAAAAGTTCAAGGGTCTAATGTTCCAGCTAGAGCGTGAAGCTAACCAGATCGCCAAGCAGACTCGTCGTGGTAAGGGTAACATCGTTATCTGTTCTTCAGACGTTGCTTCTGCTCTACAGATGGCTGGTGTTCTTGACTACGCTCCTGCTCTTAACTCAAATAACCTACAGGTTGACGATACAGGAAATACCTTCGCTGGTATCCTAAATGGTCGTCTACGTGTTTATATCGATCCATACGCTCTAGGCGGTAACTATCTAACAGTTGGCTATAAGGGTTCATCAGCTTTCGACGCTGGTCTATTCTACTGCCCATACGTTCCACTACAGATGGTTCGTGCTGTTGATCAGTCATCCTTCCAGCCAAAGATCGGCTTTAAGACTCGTTACGGCATGGTTGCAAACCCATTCGCCGAAGGCACTAACCAGGGCCTTGGTCGTTCTAATGTTATTAGCACTAACAAATATTATCGTCGTGTGATCGTAAATAATTTGATGTAGTCACTATACTTTTTAGTGTTATTCACTAAAAAGCGTCAGTAATATGACTAAATAAACCTGGGAACTTTCGAAAGTTCCCAGGTATTTTTTTATGGAGAAATATTAATGGAAAAGTATGGGTTTGTATATATCTGGTATGATGTTAAACATAAACGCTATTATGTTGGTTGTCATTGGGGAACAGAAACAGACGGATATATCTGTTCTTCTAATTGGATGAGAGACTCATATAAAAGAAGGCCACAAGATTTCAGAAGAAAAGTTCTTAAAACTAATCTTAGCAGAGAACAAATGTATCTTGAGGAACAACGTTATTTGAATATGATGAAACCTGAGGAAAAGAAAATTAGATATTATAACCTTGATACTAAAAACGGCAATCCTTGGCATCAGTATCCAGAGTCAGTAAAAACTATCGGACAAAAAATTTCTCATTCTAAAAAAGGCAAATCTACAGGTCCATGTTCTCCTGAAACTGCTGATAAAATATCTACAGCGAACAAAGGCAGAAAATTCTCAGAAGAGCACAAAGAAAAACTTCGACAAGCAAAACTAGGTAAAAAACATACAGAAGAATGGAAACAACAAAATTCTATTCGAATGAAAGAACAATGGAATAATGGTTCAAGAAAAAGAGCAGAACCCAAAAAAACTATGACAAGAGAAGAACAAGATAAACTATGTTCCACACAACTGAAGAATAGATGGAGTGACCCTGTCTGGGCAGAAAATCAAAAGAGAAAACTAAAAGAAGCATCAAAAAAACGTTGGGAAGATTATAGACTAAATAAATCGTTAGGCAAAGATCTAACAACATCAGACTAGGGGGCTAATCACCCCCACTTTTTTAGAGAAAAACATGTCAGCTATAGATAACACACCATCTAATAGAAACTTTCTTTCCCCTCTGAATTTCAAGTTTCAGATTAAGAAAGCTCCACATGTAAACTTCTTTATTCAGAAAGTAAACATACCGGCAATCAATCTACCGCCAGCAGTATCACCAAATCCCTTCGTAAATATACCATTGCCGGGAGAACATTTGACTTATGGTGAATTAAATATAACATTTAAGGTTGATGAAGATTTACAAAACTATCTCGAGATTCATAATTGGATAACAGGATTAGGCAAGCCAGAAGAGTTTGAACAGTATAAAAACATTGCAGACAAAAAAGAATGGACTGGCGAAGGCATATACTCAGATATTTCTGTTATAGTTTTATCTAGCACCAAATCAGCCAATTATGAAATTGTTTACGTTGACGGATATCCTGTTTCTCTATCTGGGCTTGAATTCAATACAATTGATAGCGATGTAAATTATATTACAGCTACTGCTTCTTTCAAATATACATACTATAATATTATTAAAATCTAAATTATTTAACCTGTGAGATTATTATGAATATAGATGAAATACTAGAACATTGGCAAACCGACACTAAAATTGATAAAACTGAACTGGGCGAAGAAGCTCTAAACATCCCAAAACTTCACCATAAATACTATCAGATATATGTTAAGGAGAAAATGCTTCTTCGAAAACATGAAGCTGACATGAGACAACTCAAACTAGATAAGTATGAGTTTTTGACTCAGGGGCCGAACGAAGAAACTAAAGACAAGGGTTGGAAGCTCCCTCCAAAAGGAATGGTGCTTAAAAGCGATATTCCTATGTATCTAGAAGCTGATCAAGACATTATCAATCTATCTCTTAAGATTGGTTATCAACAAGAAAAAATAGAACTGCTAGATTCAATTATCAAGTCTATTATGAATAGAAATTTCGTGATAAAAAATGCGATTGACTGGCAGAAATTTACAATGGGTGCTTAATGGATATAGTGCAAATCGAAAGGTTCGACGAAGTTTATATTAAAGTAAAAGCCGAACCAAGCATTATGATGGAAATGAGCGAATTCTTTACGTTCACTGTTCCTGGCGCTAAATTCATGCCCGCTTATCGTTCTAAATTTTGGGATGGTAAGATACGCTTGTTAAATGCCATGACTGGTTTGTTGTATGCTGGTTTAACAAAATATGTAGAAGAATTTTGTAAATCTAGAAACTATGAACTAGAATATCTTTCAGATTTTGCTTCTGAGAACTTTTCTTTAAAGGAAGCTAAAGAGTTTGTTGAAAAAATAAAACCTACGATGCAGCCAAGAGATTACCAGTTGGATGCTTTTGTTCATGCTGTAAGAGAACGTAGAGCATTAATGCTTTCTCCCACAGCTTCTGGTAAGTCATTTATCATTTATTTACTTGTGAGGTATTATGCGAAACGCACTCTTATTATTGTACCAACTACTTCTCTTGTTAGTCAGCTTGCCAGTGATTTTGCTGACTATGGTTTTGACTCCGATACTTTTGTTCATCGTGTGTTCGCTGGACAGGATAAGGGATCAACAAAACCGATCACAATCACAACTTGGCAAAGCGTATACAAGCTACCTAAAGAATTCTTTGCAAACTTTGATGTTGTCATCGGAGACGAAGCTCATCTCTTCAAAGCAAAATCTCTTACTTCTATACTTACTAAGATGTCCGGATGCCGTTATCGTTTTGGATTTACCGGAACATTGGATGGTACTGAAACCCACCGCCTCGTCCTTGAGGGACTCTTCGGAGCAGTCAGAAAAGTAACAACCACAAAAGAACTTATTGATCAAAAACATCTTGCTGATTTTAAAATTAAAGCTATTGTTTTGTCATATCCGGATGAAATTAGACAGATGATTGCTCGAGCAAACGATTATCAAGCTGAAATGGATTACCTTGTAAGGTTAGAAT